GAATCACCAATTTTATAGTCATCAGTATTATCCGAATAAGAAAAACCAACGCCAACAGGCTGCTCCAAAAACACCATATTGGCGATTTTATTCCATCGCCAGTCATTCATTTGAAGGTCGCCATTTATATCCGGTCTAAATGGTCCTTGCTCGGTTAAGAACCCGATTAATCCCGAACAACCCGGTCCACCGTTCGTCCAGAATACGAGCGGGTCTTCAACTGGGTTTTGTTCAGACTCCACAAGCCAATAATGTATTTGTTTTTTGGTGGTACCAAGATTCAAATAACCACTAAATTGGTTAAAAGCAATCTCGTCATTGAGACCAGGTAACTCCGTTATTTGGTCATTTAATGCGTCCAAAGTGTATTCTATTTCAAAAGAAGACACAAGAGAAAACAATGAAACTAAGCCAAAAAGTAGGTTTATCAACTTCATTTTTATATTATTATATTATTTATTTTTATTATTATTTAATTATATATATAATAATGAGATTAGAGATATTTGTATTAGGGTTAACGGCATTTTTTATATATAATGCGTATAGTGACGGCAAATATTCGAAAATGTTATTGTCATTTAAGAAATATTACAAAATGATATTCTATGCTCTTTTAGGTATAGGTATTTATTTGCTTTTAAAACGAAATCCAAATCAAGGACGCAATATGTTGTTATATGCGAACAACGTTGTTAAATTTATGCCAATTGATAAAACATCTATGGATATGCTTAGTCCTATTTTTGATTTCACATCGACTGGTGACAGAAGTTTTATGGAAACATTTAATAATATTGAAGACAGTAATTTAATGGGGTCGACAGGTTTATGCAACGCAGATAGAAGAATCGTGAATTCAGGAAAAACTGGTACAAAACGTTCTGTTAGTGAGACTAAAAAGAAATATGTAGCATCACAACAAGATTGGAAATGTGGACATTGTGAGGCGCAACTCGACCATACATTTGAAATTGACCACAGAGTACGTTTAGAGTATGGTGGAGGAAACGATGTACAAAACTTAATTGCTTTATGTAGAAATTGTCACGGGAAAAAAACAGCCAGTGAAAATATGTAGATTATTTTACTATTAATTTTATTCAAAATAATATTGTATAATATTAATATATGAATTCACAAACACAACCACAACCAGCAATTCCTAGTTATAATATGTTACCGCTTTTTAAAACTTCAAAAATTTTAATTCTATTATCGTTTATTATTTTGATAATGATTATTTGTCTATTTATGATTATTTATAATGTAAAAATTCCAAGTAATGTTCCTGGATTGGATAAATCAAATAAACAAATAACATATAATGTCCTGATAATTATCTTTGTTTTACTTTTAGTAATTGCTATATCGGTGTATCTTTTACCAGATACTTATAAATTACTTGATTTTTTTCTCCAAATAAAATGGGTATTTATAATAATGTTTTTTACGATAGCCTTAATTTTATTTTTTAGATTGACACCATTAGATACAGTTAATAAATACGCTAATATTATTCTTATAGTATTAGGAGTATTAGGATTTATACTTTTTTACAAAGGTGTCTCAACAAATTATACTGCCGAGTTTAATGTTAACTATGAAAGAATAAAATCTCTACTCTTGCTATTCTTTTTTATTATAATAGTTATTTTATTGTACAGTTTCAATCCAGGTGGATACATAACTAAATACTTTGGACCTTTATTAATATTTACAATTGTTTTAGTTGTGTTTGGGTTAATGTATTGTATACTTCTTTTAATGGTTCCTAGCAAGGTTGGTGTTGGCGCAACTAATTTTCTTAGTAATTTTACAAACTTTTCGGTTTATAATAGTCTCCTTTTTTTAATTTTTATAATTGCAATAACAATCATACTATCAACATACCCAGGAGGGTTTTTTAAAAAGGATGATACACAAGTATTACCAATTATGACACTGGTAATCGGTATTGTTGTTTTATGGGTTACAATTATAGGAGCGAATTTGTATGATGGTCCATCTACTACTATAGATACTTGGAAAAAATCATTGTTGTTTTTATTTGGAATGATAATTTCGGTGCTTTTCATTTTTTGGATTGTTTATAGTGTACAACATTTAACTGGCGGAACCAGTATAACCCGCTTCATTCTAAATTTACTAATACTGCTTATCGTTTTAACGTTGATTTATAGAACAATGAACGTACAAATACCAGACAATAACACAAATTATAAAAAGAATGCTTTCTTTGATATGATTACCAATCTGATTTTTTACATACCTTGTTTATTTTCAGGCGCAATCGATTCGGTTTTACATTCTGGAGTTCAAACCGGCGGACCAAGTTATTTCACAAGAGAGAAAAGTTCATTTATGGCGTTATTTGCGGCGATTTTGCTGATACTTTTATATATTTTTGGTCCCTTTTTATACAATAAACTCAATTTACAAGGAGGAGAATTACTAGTAAATAAACCGGTCAATACAAATAAGGAATATTTGCTAGGAACATATGAAGAATTGAATGGTAGCGATACTTTTGACTACCAATATGCTATCTCAGCTTGGATTTATATAAATTCCAATTCTCCAAATACAAGCGATGCGTATAATAAATATACATCAATACTAAATTTTGGCGGCAAACCCAATGTGCTTTATAATGGTAAAACGAATTCACTGATGGTAACTATGGAACAAAAAGACCTACAAAAAACTACGTCAAATAAATTAACAGAGTTTGACGATAATGGTAATAGAATTATGTATATAAATCATAATGTACTTTTACAAAAATGGAATAATATTATAATTAACTATAGTGGAGGTGTTTTAGATATATTTTTAAATGGTGAGTTAGTAAAATCCGATATAGGTGTGGTTCCATATTATACTTTAGATAATTTGAAAGTAGGCGAAGATAATGGAATAAATGGCGGAATATGTAATGTAGTATATTTTAACAAAGCATTAACCGCATTGAATATTTATTTTTTGTATAATATGATTAAAAACAAAAAACTTCCTGTAACAAAAGATTCAAATATAACCATTATGAAAAAAAATTTGAAGACGACAAGCAGTTCATATGAAGAAGAGTATAGCGATTTATTTTAAATAAATTGAATAAATTAAATATTTTAAAGATGTTAATTAGCTAATTAGCTATTTTAATTAATTAACTAAAACATAGAAAATTTCTAAATCTATATTATACAATGAGTCCTTTTGGTATTGTCATTATAATTGTCATAATTGTTTTGTTGTTTATTATATGGAAATATGTTTTATCTGACCCAAATACATTACAGGGTATACAAAGTGGCCAAACCGCGTCTACAATTCAAGCGTCTAGTTTAGCAACAAATGGAACAGATGTCCCATCTAGCAACTTTGCTTATTCTGTGTGGTTCTATATAAATGACTGGAATTATCGTTATGGAGAAACTAAGGTTATTTTTGGTAGAATGGGGTCAACTAGTCCTAGTGGAAGTGGGTCTGTTTCTGGAGTAAGCGGTTTAGACCCTTGCCCTGCAGTTACTTTAGGAGCAGTAGAAAATAACCTTTTTGTATCTATGGGTTGTTATCTAGGTGCTAATCAAGAACCATCTACACCTGGTGGAAGAACAATTGTTAAGACGTGTAGTGTTACCAATATACCTATACAAAAATGGGTTAATTTACTTGTAAGTGTTTACGGTAGGTCAATGGACATTTATATTGATGGTAAATTGGTAAAAACGTGTTTGTTGCCTGGTGTAGCAAGTATCAATAATAATTCCAATATTTATGTAACACCTAATGGTGGTTTTGATGGTTGGACTTCCAAATTGCAATATTTCCCTAGTTCAATAAATCCTCAAGATGCTTGGAATATTTACACGAAGGGATACGGTAGCTGGTCTTCAATGATAAACTCATATCAGGTACAAATATCTTTAGTTGAAAACGGACAAACACAAAGCAGTGTTACTATTTAAAAATTTAATACTTATTAAATTTTCTTATTTATTTATATATAATGAGTGACAATGAAGCATTTAAATCATTTTCTACAACTAATGGAAATGTTGGTTCAACATCCTTTTTAGAATCAAATAGTTTAGTAGCAAAATTCGCATTTTTAATTTTAGTTATTTTTGCCTTTGTTATATTATTAAGGGTTGGTATTTCAACCATATCATATTTTTTAACACCTACCAGTTCACCACAATTGATTAATGGCATGGTTGACGCTAAACAAATGGTTATATTTCCTCAAGACCCCAGTAGTAATGGTGCAGTCACTATTTATAGGTCTGTTAATTCTAGTGGCGGAATTGAATTTAGTTGGTCTGTATGGATTTTTATTAATAATATGCAATATCTTGAAGGCCAATATAAACATATTTTCCACAAAGGAAATAGTAATTTAGAAACAAATGGTTTGGTTTTTCCGAATAATGCTCCAGGTTTGTATTTAGCACCAAATAAAAACAATCTCATTGTAATGATGAATACATATAACGTTATTAATGAAGAAATAATTGTTCCTGATGTTCCAATTAACAAATGGTTCAATATTATTATGAGATGTAGAAATACAACACTTGATGTTTACGCAAACGGAACTATTGTTAGAAGTATTAATTTAATGGGAGTACCAAAACAAAACTATGGTGATGTTTACGTCGGACTCAATGGTGGTTTCGATGGTAATGTTTCTAATTTATGGTATTATGATTATGCTTTAGGAACTGCCGAAATACAAAAAATAGTGAATGGTGGTCCTAATACTACAATGATAGGTACTAGCGGAATGAGCGATAACCTTACTAACTATTTGTCTTTAAGATGGTACTTTTCTGGAGCAGGCGATTCATACAACCCAAGTCCAAAATAAATAATAATTTTATTAATTATTTAACTATAATTAATAAATAATCTATATATAAATGTCATATAATCCTATACCACCAAGAGTATGGTCTCGGGTTCAACATCCTTGTACTTTTATAGTTAATAGTTCGTATAATTCTGTTTATTCGCCTTTAACCGGTAAAACAACTTCACTTTTGGAAGCAGATTATTACAATAAATTACTGTATAAGGGTAATATTTTACAATATAAAAAAAACACTTCAAATTTAACAAAATCTCAAAGATATTCACAGATTTGCAAAGGTATGTGGACAAATAGAACAAAATCATATGCTACGCAAACTC